GTCCGCAAGATTCTTTAGGGTCTTGTTCTTTTGCATGATTAAGTGCAGATTCTTTCCAATTCATCCAACAAACGTTCCAATAGAAGGAAAGTCTCCTCTCGTGCATATTCTATTAGGACATCTTACATTTGCCATATCAAGAGCAGCAGCTAATTCAAATTGTACAATTTCTCTGTTTTCTGTTGATTTTCTTGCAACCGTAAATATTTGTTTTGCGTCTTCCACAGTTTCATCTACAGCACCAGATGGATTGTCTCCTACAAAATTGTCATTTGGTAAAAACTTTGCGTTTGTTCTTCTTCTAGTAAAAATAGCACCTAACAAATCATTTCCTACAGTTACAGTATTTACATCCTTAAGTAAGGCACTTAACAAGCCTGTTGCATTACTAACAGTTAATGTAGGTCGTGGTAACTGGCCTCCTTTATATTCAAAACCTTCTGCTTGTATTGGAAATCTTTGGTAGTTATTACCATTCCATTTTATCTCACCATTTAAATTTAAACTTGATCCGTTATGAAAATAATAAACATCATTTCTACCATGCAATGTTTCTTTTAGCTGTAATTCAAAAAGCTCTATAACAGCACTAGGGTTAATATTCTGAAGCTCACTTATATATTTAGTTGTACTCATGGTTCAAACACCTCTCTAAAAGTAGCTGTAATAGTAGCCCTGTTAGGTATATCTATTTTTTTCTGCCATGTTTCGCATACAAATTTTGATGACGCACTTTCATTAGGTGGTGTGTAATCAAAACTATCACTATCATTTGCCCTTGCATCTAAAAATGTTTCAAGACTGTCTGACTCTGCTTCTGTAATATTATTCCATGCAAGATTATAAACTTTTGGATTTTGATGTTGCGTTAATCCAAAATTTATTCTGTGTTCAAAACCATCTGCAAAAACTACCTTACGAACTTTTGGTGCAGATCTTTTTGTTAAACCATAACTAGGTTCTGGAGTTGATGGAAAGGTAGCCATTATGCAAGTAAACCTCCCGGTCTTTTTTGATTAATTAATTCTGATTGTATAGCAGCAGATATTACAGTTCCAAGTTGTCTTCCTTGCTGTTCATCACCCTCAACAGAAGAACCAGTGGCATCTACGTTCACAACTATATTAGTAGATCCACCACCTTGAGACATAACACCAAGTTTTCCGTCCCTGCCACGTTTAAGCGGGAGTACTCCTTCTGGCCCTGCTTCTCCTAAGATGCCTAAATTTGACCCACCATATTTAAACATGGTAGGAGAATCAAAAACATCTCCTTTTCTATAGCCTACAATTTTATTTTGAGCAAAAACATTACCTTTAGCATTTGTACTAACCTCACCACCATCTACGACTCCACCTTTTTCAAGATTAAGAAAATTTCCAAGGCCGGGGATGAAGTTAGTTATAGCTTTAAAAAATAATGCTTTAACAATCATTTTTTGTAAATCTTGTAGTATTGATCTTGCAAGTTCTCCAAAACTAGCCTTACCAGACACAGCAAGTTCCGCAAAACCATCAGCTAATTTATTTACAGCGTTTAAACCTATTTTTCCAACTTGTGTACTAAGATCAGTTGCAGCTAAAACAATTTGTTTTAATTCTTCTTTAAAAGAAAAAGCTTTTTCTTTTCCTGTCTCAAGACTACTGTTTAATATTTCTTGTTTATCAATTTGGAACAGCTTTGTTTCTAGCAATATCCGTTCATCATCTACAACGCCTGTAGTTGTGTTTTTTGCTTCCTTAATCGCATCAATAAATTTATACTTTCGTTCTAATAATTTTCTTTCAATTTCATCTTCAGTTGTTTTTAATTGTATTGTTCTTTCTAATTCAACTATTTTATTTTGTGCTGCTTCTGTACTCTTTACATCTCCATCTCCTGTTAATGTAGGTAATCCTTTTTTATCTTTTTTAGGTTTTGTTGGATCAATTGAAGGAGCTTCAAGACCTTTAAATATTTCTGCTATAGATGCAAGGTCATCTTTTGCGTTTTGTGCTGTATCTTCAAAATTCTTACTCATTATTCTCCCTATTTCTGCAAAATCTAATTTCAAAATTGCTTGTTGAATTTTAAATAAATCAACTAATGCCCTTATTAAAAATTTAATAGCAGCAAAAGTAGTAAATGCAGCACCACCTATAAGTTTAAATGTCATTGCTATGCCATTCATTAAATCTTGATTTTCAAGTATCCCCTTACCAATATCAGCAAATGATTTTTGGAAAGCAGCACCTATAGGAACTACAGTATTACCAACAGCAAGTTTTAAATCATCCATTTGTACCTTCAATCTTGCACCAGCATCAGCAGATGAATTTGCTACTTCTTTAGCTGTTTCTCCAAAGTCAACATTTAATTTTTCAGCAAATTTGATAACTTGATCTAATCCAACCGTTCCATCTCTCAAGTCTTTCTGTAACTTCTGCAAACTACTTCCATTAGCTTCAGCAAATTTAACAACAGCACCAGCCAATCTTTCTCCAAGCTGGCCTTGTAATTCTTCTGCCGACACCTTACCTTTACCAAAGATCTGCGACATGGCTCGAATCGCAGATTGTACATCATCTGCACTACCACCAGTTGCCTTAATAGCACTAGATACACCCTCAAAAACTAACTCTGCATCTTCAATAGTCCCACCAGCACCAAGCACAGATGCAGATAAAGTTGTAAACTGTTTGGTAGATTCTGCTATTGGTACATTTAATTCTTTTGATACTCGTGTGATAACATTTAGACCATATTCAAATTCTTCTTGTGTATCAGTTACACCAGCTAATGCAATTCGTAATTTTTGAATTGATGCTGCGTATGTTGCTGACTCACTAGCAAATTTTGCAGTATCTATGGTAGCACCTAATCCAGCACCGATAGCAGCACCAACCGGCCCACCAACTGCACCGCCAGCAAAAGCAAGCTGACCTGTAGTTCCAAGCCCTGCGGTTGCTGTTCCAGCTAATGCTCCAAGTGCTGCTCTTCCTCCTACTGGTATCTTGTTAAACCTTGCATTTAACCTTTGAAACATTCCCCCTTGAGGTGCTGCTGCTGCCGTAGCAGCGTTCATCTTTGCTCGAACTTTATCTAACTCAACTCCAAGTCTTTGATATGCAACAGTACCAATCCCAACATTATTTTTTAGCTTTGTTAATGCACTTATCTGTCCTTCAAAAGCAACCTTACTTAATTTTGTATTTCCATGTACTGCTGTGATTCCTTTTATAAACCTATCAAGTTTTGGTTTTGAAGCTGCTACAGTTGAACTAAATTTTTTAAAGTCTTGACCAATATTTTTTATTCCAGCAAAACCCTCTGTTTGCAACTTAAGAGTAACTGGATGTACCTTAGCCACTACTTCTTCTCCTTATTAATTTCTTTCATCGCCACAGATTCCATAAGTTGTAAACCTTCTAGCATTTCTTGTCGGTTATCTACATGATAGAGGTCAAACAGTCCTCCAGCAAGCAATAACACCTCGTATTTTAACCCTACTATACCTCCAAAAGACATATTCCATTGTGTTTGGCAACGAAGAAACATATTTACAATATCCCAGTTTTCTTGAAAAACTTCAAAATCTATTTTTTCTTCTTGTTGCTTCTCGATTTTTACACCAAATGCAGCAGCATCTTGTTGTGTTTCATCTATAACTTGTTTGCCACCCGAAGCCCAATATAAAGCAGCATCAATTAGTTTCCCGATTGTGCATTTGCATAGAACTTCTTAAACGCTTCCAAAACTCCAGCAACAAAATCAATATCTTCTGCAAATTCTTTTAGAGTTTTATCATTAAAATCTACAGGTGTGCCATCCTCTTCGTTTATATCAATCCAACCCACAAGAACTTTTTTAAGTGCTTCAAACTCTGTTGCAGATTCAAATTCATCAAGTTCTTTTCTTGATAATCGTTTAAATTTACCAGTAAAAGCTGTTGTTTCAAAATCACCAATATTAGTTTCAGAGGGTGTTTTAACCTCAACAGGCCAAGAATAAACCTTGGTCTTCTTTCTAACAAATGCCATAAATTAAGATATATACTTCTTAACTCTACCTTAGTAGTCAATACTTACTAAGTAAAGACTATACTCATCTCGTCATTTGCTGAACTTGGTACAAGTGTGTAGGGAATCTCTAACATAGTAACTCCATCGGCCTCACCATAAGCAATATCACCGATGTCAACTTTTGTACTAGAAAATCTACAGATATTACCAGCAGCAGTACCATGAGTAACTGTTAAGTTACCTAATGTTGTATCAACTAAAGCAGCAGCAAAATAATCTTTTTGTGCAATAGTTGGTGCTTCTATAGTGACAGAACCATTAGCTGCTCTATCAGTTAATAAAACTTCTTTTGTACCACCAACAAGTTCTCTGTAAACAAGAGAATTACCAACATCCATTGAGAAGTTCATTAATGCACCAGCGTAAGACAGTAACTGGAAGCTGGTTGTATTTCCATTTTTAAAGATTAATGGTGTTGCTTGGTTTCCGTATGTAACTGAAGGCAATGCTGTATCTGTTGGAGCATTGTAAATACCTGTGAAGCTAAAATCAATCGAAGGAATTTCACCTACAGCAGCATTAATAGAAAAATTACCTCTGCAACCTGTAACAATATGCCTTACACCATCTACGTTGTAGTGAATAGTAACAGATGAAAAACTAGCTGAAATCGGCTCGTAAGTTACAGATGTACTAGAAGCAACAGTCTCCGAAAACCCACACGCTTTGAGCGCACTTCCGTACCGGGGCGCAACTCCGGCACTTCCAGATCCAGCAAGTTCTACGCTAAATGTACATTCAACTCTGGTGTTTGCTAGTAGCTGTTGAGATGCACCTAAATATGGTCTGACAACATCTCTGTTAACGACATCACTAGATTGTGGTGTGATTGACAGATCTCTTACAAGAACAACATCTGTTGCTGCTGGAGTTGGATCTGTTCCGTAGCTGCTCTCAGCTTCAATTAGAATTACTCTCTTTCTTGTCAGTTGTGCCATCTGTAGTTACCTCAGTAGGGGGTTCAGCTTGTTTAGTTTGTTGAACTAGCTTACGTTTGCCAGTTTTCGGGTTCAGTATGTAAGTACCGCCCTCATTTGGAATTTCATACTCCATAATAATCCTTAAGGGTTGTTAGGGTAACA